TGGCAGAAGTTCTACGAAGAATCGCCCTTCGATGATTTGCACCGCTACCACAGACCCGCGGCTTTGCTGGCGCAGGTTCAGGTAGGCGGAGATTTTTCCAAGCGCTTAGATTGGCTGGTGGACGGCGTTGAGCTACGTCTGGCACAGGAAGCCTCGATGGCCGGACGATTCTCGACGGCGGAAATGCGCACGTTCGCTGCCTTAGGGATGAATGTTCAAGGAGGATAGGCGTATTATTGTCTTACTCATCCACGAACGGAGTACTGCCATGGAGATGATCGTAGTCGTACTGCTTTTTATCATTGCGATGGCGGTTGCGCCGTGGTTTATCGCCATACTCGCAGGTTTGGCCGCCGTCTACGGTTTGATTTGGCTTGTCGCCGTGGCGATAGGGTTCGTGTTTGTTATCCCTTATGTGTTCTGGAAAGCCCACGCCGCGCAGAGAAAAAGGGATGAAGTGATAGAAATCTACGGACCGCGCAAGGCTTGCCCGAGTTGTCAGTACGAAGTGCCGGAAACGGCGGCTTTGTGCATGCATTGCGGCGCGCTATGTTGAAGTTCCCGACACAGACACAGGTTTGCTTCATTGATGCTCGACTTATCGTTTTAGCGTGGCTACAATAAAGCTACACAAAACAGCAAGGAGAACCCTCAATGATCGCCGACACTGTTGTGCGGGCACGGATTCCGGGCGACGTGAAAGAACGGGCCGTTTCCACCCTCGATCGTATCGGCTTGAGCGTGTCGGACGTGATACGCCTCACCTTGATACGCGTGGCCGAGGAAGGCCGTTTGCCGTTCGACGTGGCTGTGCCGAACCACATCACGCGCAAGGCCATGAAGGAGTTGGCCGAGGGCAAGGGTAAGACGTTCGACAGCGCCGAAGCGTTGTTCAAGGATCTGGGAATCTGATGTGCTGACGCCGCGCCAACACGGGCAGTTCAAGCGCGACGTGCGCAAGTCCGAGAAGCGCGGCAAGGACATGCGCAAGCTGCGCACTTTGCTGGCCCTGCTGATCGAGGAAAAGCCCTTGCCGGAGAGCTACCGCGACCATCCACTGAAGGGATCATGGGCGGGTTTTCGTGATGCACACATCGAGCCGGACTGGCTGCTGATCTATCGGGTTTCCGATGATGAATTGCAGCTTGCCCGAACCGGCACACACTCTGACCTGTTCGACGAGTAGGCCTATGAAAACTGTTCCAACCCGCTTCGGCGGGTTTTTTATTGGGTATTGATCATGGCAACAGCCGGATCCATCATCGTTGATTTGCTTGCCCGCACGGGCAGCTTCGAGACAGACATGGATCGCGCTGCGCGCAAGGCGCGCCGTACCGGTCAAGATATCGAGAATAGCGCCAAGCGCGTAGGTAACGCCTGGAAGCAAGCTTCCGCACTCATGGGCATGGCATTCGCCGGAAACATGGCGGTGCGCGGTCTGCGCACATTCGTTCAGGAAACTGTCCGCGCCGAGGCAGAGCAAGCCCAGCTTGCGGCGGTGCTGAAATCCACCGGTCACGCGGCGGGTTTGAACGCGGGCGAGCTAAACAAAATGGCCGCCGCCATGCAGCGCGCCACAACCTTTTCTTCGGGAGACGTGACGCAAGCGCAAACAACCTTGCTCGCGTTTACCGGCATCGCGGGCAAAGAGTTTCCGCGCGCGATGCAAGCGGCAGCCGACATGGCTACGCGTACCGGCATGACCATCAAGGCGGCGGCGGAAACCATAGGGCGTGCGCTGGATGTGCCTTCGCAGGGAATGTCCTCGCTTTCGCGCCAAGGTTTCCGCTTCACCGACGAACAAAAGGCACTCGCCAAGCGTCTTGAGGCGACCGGGCGCACAGCAGCAGCCCAGGCAATCCTGTTTGAGGCACTGGAAGAAAGTTACGGCGGTGCGGCCAAAGCAGCCCGAGATACGCTGGGCGGCGCGCTGGCGGCGCTACGTAATACCATTTCGGCCTTACTCACCGACGAGGGCGGCGGCCTGAATGCGCTGCGCTCTGCGGTAGAGGGGTTAAACGACGCTCTGGATTCGGAAGCGGCGCGTGACGGCTTGCAATCCTTGGTGGCTGGCGCTGGCGCGCTGGCATTGGTATGGGGAACACGACTGGTAGCGGGGGCGCTGTCCGCAACAGGTTCTTTCCTTTTCTTGCACGCCGCGATTGTGCGTAATCAGTATGCTACGGCGCGCCTGGCGGGTAGCAGTATGGCGGCTTCGGCTGGCCTGGCCGGATTGGGTCTGGCCGCGCGCACTGCCAGCGCTGCCCTTGCGTTTGTGGGCGGACCTATCGGCGCAATTGTCATGGCGCTTGGTGGTGCTGCGTATGCCTGGAGCCAGTACGGCAAAGACGCGCGCGCGCAAGCGTCTGCGGGCGTGCTTGGGCTTGCCGACACCAAACTTGGCATTGAGGAGTTGGTGGCGTCATTCCAGCAACTCAGCACGCTGCGGCGCAAGCAGTTCTTGGACGTTAAAACCGAAGACCTGCAAAGTGCGGTAAGGGAAGTTCAGCTGGCTGTGTCGGCCTTGGGCAACGCCTTTGAGCCGGGCATGAGCCAAGGCTTGAAGGGCGCGGCGAAATTCCGCGCCGCTTTTGCCGCAGAGGTGCGCGGTATTGTTGCGGATACCAGCCTATCGGCGGATCAAATGGACACTGCGCTGTCTGGTTTGATCGATGCCTACATCGCGTCTGGGCGCGCCAGCGAATCCAAGCGCAAAGCCCTGGGCGATCTTGCGATCAAGCTGGTCGAAGCATCGGGCAAGGTATCTGGCTTACGCAGCGAAATCGAAGCCCTGAGCGCCGCCCAGGTCGAAGCAGCGGGCAGCATTGCGCCCGTGGTGGATGAACTCGCCAAGTACCGCGAGGCGTACGACAAGTTCATGCGCGAGTTTGCCACGCCGGATGAAAGGTTCAAGGAGACCAAAGAACAATGGCGCGAAGCGCTAGGGCCGTTCTTTGGCGACAAGGAACTCCAACGCTTGCGCGAGCGCTACCTACCGAAGCCTCAGACCAGCGAGTTGCAAAACCTGATCCAGCGGCTTGAGGAGCAGCGCGCCACGCTGGGCATGACGACGGAGGCCGCAGAGCGCTACCGCATCGAGCAGACCAAAGGGCAGCAGGCGCATCGCACGCGCGCCCTGGCCTTGTACGATGAAATCCAGGCGTGGAAAGACACCGAAGAGGCTACCAGGAAAGCGGCGGAATCGGCGCGCTACTTCGCCGCCATTGAGCGCGAGATAGACCTGTACCGACAAGAGCGCAATGTGGAAATCGTGGGCATCGGCATGTCTGATCGTCAACGTGAGTGGATGGAGCAAGAGCTGGCGCTGCGGCAAAAGTACGCCGAGCGCCGCCGCCAGTTGGAGGAGGCGCAGCAAGTCGAATCGACGCGCTTGGCCGATGCCGCCTACCAGGCGCGCATCCAGGCCTTGCGCACAGCCGAGGATCAGCAGGTGCAAATCTTGCGCGAATCCGCCGAGCGCAAGCAGGAAGTGGAGCAATCGTGGTTGTCGGGTCTCATGCGCGGCTTGGGCAACTACGCCGACGCGGCCAAGAGCATGGCGGCATCCGTTGAAAGGACGGTAACGGGTGCTTTTGAGGGCATGGCCGATGCTTTGACCAACTTCGTCATCACGGGAAAGATGGATTTCAAGAGCCTGGCCGACAGCATCATCCAGGACATGATGCGCATTGCTGTCCAGCAGTCCATTACCGGACCGCTCGCGCGCGCGTTTGGCAATGTGATCGGCAGCGTCTTCGGGGCGGGAGCATCTGGCGTGACGCAAGTCGGTAGCATAGGCAGTGGTGCGGGCAGCATGTCCGCAGCGTCATGGATGCCTTCAAAGTGGTCATCCGGTGGTTACACGGGCGATGGTGGCAAGTTTCAGCCTGCCGGTATCGTCCACCGCGGCGAAGGCGTGTTGAACCAGGGCGAAATCCGCGCGCTGGGTGGAGAAGCGGGTTTTAACGCGCTACGCCGGGCGATTCGTGGTCCTGGGCATGCGGCAGGCGGCATGGCCGGGCATCCCGTGTTGCCGCCATCGTCCAGTGCCAATCCACCACAGATCAACATTAATGTGCATGGCGCGCCAGGCGAGCCGGAAGTATCCGCGCGCCGCGACCAACAAGGCAATCTGAACATCGACCTGCTTTTTAAACAGCTTGTTGGCACAATCGCGGGCGACATCCAAGCAGGACGGGGACCGGTGCCCCGTGTCGTGGAGCGCAGGTACGGACTGACACCAATCATGGGGTAAGACATGACAATTCCTGTTTGGCCGGTGGATTTGCCGCCGTGCCCGCTCATGGATGGATTCGAGCGCCAGCCGCAAGCGCCGTTCGAGCGTACCGAGATGGACAGCGGCTTAGCTCGCCATCGGCGCAGGTTTCGGGTGTTTCCGATCACGCTGCCGATCCGGTTCGTGCTCGACCGCGCGCAGTACGAGGTGTACACCGCGTTTTGCGTAGACACCCTCAAGGGCTACGCCGATTGGTTCATGCTCAGGATCGAGGGACCGGGCGGCATGGCGCTAAAGCGCGTGCGCTGGTTAAAACCAATCCCGACGGAGAGCCGGATCGGTGCTGACCATTGGCGCATTACCGGCCAGATTGAAACGTTGAATAACTTCTGACGAGTGTCAACATGTCTTTAGAGCAAGCCTTAAAAGAAGCCTACGCCAGCGCGCCGACCGACCGCGTGATTTTCGACACGCTGGAAGTGCGCCATTCGGCGTTTCGTGACGAGGCGGGTCAAGCAACGGCGATTCGCGTGGTCATCGGTTATGAGGATATTTCGGCGTGTCTGGAAGGTGACGCGCCACTGAACCCGGGCGAGTACGTCGATTTCATCGCGGGCGCATTCCGCTTCAAGCTTCCGGGTTTCGAGGAAGGGCAGGTGCCGCAGTTGCAAATCACTATCGACGGGTTGACATCCTCCCCTTGCTAAAGCAAGGGGATTCCTACCGCGTCCAGCGAGGCATTGCTGTCCTGCTGAATCACCTCGGCGGGTTCCTGCTGCTGATCCCTTACTTCAGGATTCACTTCACAGGCTAAGCGGGCATGTCCTGCCCTTAGAATATTGAGCGCGCCGACCATGTCGGCATTGTTTTCATAGCTGCATTCGACGCAGACGAAATCGGCTTGCGTCTGGCGGTTGTCTTTCGATACATGCCCGCATGCAGGACACGTCCGGCTGGTATTTTGCGGCGGTCCCGCTATCAGCATCCCGCCGTTCCAATCCAGCTTGTATTGCAACTGCCGCCGAAACTCGAACCAGCCTTGGTCGAGTATGGCTTTGTTCAGGCCAGACT